GCCATTATTCTTCCTCTTTTCTAACTACTGGTTTAGCAGCCCTCAAAGGGGTTGCTATGCCTGCCTCCATAAGAAGTCTTGAGTAGTCGGGGTTGTCTGGCTTCATATTAGCAACTGCTTGGATAGCGTAGAACTGAGCTTTAGATAGACCAGTAGGAGTTTTGAGAGTTGTATCTACACCGGGATACTTAGAAAGTTCTGCTTCAACTTCTTTGGCTTTTATTTTCTTTGACTCAGTTAGAGACTGTTTAGACGAAGCTACCTTAGGAGAGACACGTTGCGGGGCATCCCCCTTCTTCAGCAAATCCACCGTTATAGGAGTAGAGATATTCATCATCCTATCTCCTTTAGGAAGCTTCAGTTTAAAGAGATCATGCTCATCATTCATAAAGCTGACCAGGGTTCCGTCCTTCTTAATTGCGGTCATGTAGTTTACACCACCAAGCTCAAAAGCATCTGACTTAACACTCCCTGTAACAATAGCGGGTCTTCCCTTAAGAACTTCTTCAGGGTTTCTAACACCAATATTGTTTGCTTGCAGAGCCTCTAAGAAATCTTTATCTGTTTTAAACTCATCTCCTTTGAATACGTTTTTCTTTAGACCGCTTAGTGTGCTTCCGCCAAAGATAGAACTATTGAAAACGTATCTGTCAAGATTTCCTGCACCTTGAGTGTTTGTTCTGCGAACTGTCATTTGATAAGGTTTAGAGGGATCAACCTTTTGTACTTTTTTAATCTCTTCAAAGACAGAGTTTAAATCTTTTCTCGTAAGCCCAGTAGCCCCTCCCGTGATGTTATAGTAATCTTTAACATCTAGCTTTCCAAATGCAACCTCATCGAGTCCCTCAGAAATCTTATGAAATTTTGAAGGGTCTTTATACTGCTGGCCCATCAATGCTGACTGCCTAAACTGCCCTATCGCTCTCTTGCCTACCTCTGTTCCTAGTTCTGGGTCTTGGAACTCTTTTATTGCCCTTCTAGCCGCTCTTGTGTCTGCTACAGAAACGCCTTCTCTCTGTAACGCTCTAGCGTTGGGAGAGTATCTCGCTTCCACAAGATTTCTTGCACCTTGAGCGGCACCCCTACCTGCAGCAAATAGCTGTCCTCCTCTATTTCCTGAGTAAAAACCGGGAAGATCGTTAGGTGCTTGAGGAAGAGCCTTTCTCAGAGTTCTAGTAACGCTTCCTGAAGGAACAAAAGGTATGAGACCTGCACCAAAAAGACCAGCGTTCACCCAGCTAGGGTCATCGTAGAAAGCCTTAGCATCTGCCACTCCACCCACAATATCCCCAACGATAGGTATAGGAGCAGTACGGATTGCCATCTTATCAAGCTCTGACATTCCTTTCCAAGTATCAGAAATAAGATTTCCTATTCCTATTATATCGTCAAACATACCCATTATTCAGATGCCTCTTCTCTTTCTCGCCGCTCCATAGCTTTCTCAGCGCCACCCCCGAACCACATATATGCAAGGTTACCGAAGCCCGGAATAACTTTTAGAATCTTAGTTGTTTCCGTGTCTTCTGCATTCAAGTCAATTCCGCCTTTAATAATGTTGTCCAGAAGAGTAAAGGGCGGAGCGAGAGTATTAGCAACAGCCTGTGTTACCTCGCCCCTTTGTAGATATCTTTCTGTAGTGTATTTACTCAGACCGTAGATGCTAAGAATGGCCCACAGTGCTTCATTTGGCAAATCCTCTACAAGCGAAAACTCCTGCCCCGACATAATTTTCTTTACCTGATCAATGCCTACACCAGAAGCACTGAGGTACGCACCAAGCCTAACTGCAGTCATAGCAGCCTTAGCTTTGTTTCCCTTGTTGTATTCCTGAATAACATTGCGGCGTACAATGTCTGCCTGTTTAAGTGCAAAAGATTTTAGCATGTACACAAGCCTATAGTTTCCCGCTGTAAGGTAACCGGGAGGAAGCTCAGAAAGAGTAATAGGCTGTAGATCGGCAAGCTCGTTAAACAAAAGAAATTTAATATCTTCAGTAACTCTTTTGTTTTTAAGATCGTCTACCACATTGTCGATGTTATCAGGAAAAGTATTCTTCCATTTATCTCTAAAGGCTTGCTCACCCTTTGGAGTACGCACGGCTTTTCGATTAGCACGGTAAGCAGCGTTTATTGTAGTTTCTTTAGAAAGCCCATCAATAAATTTAAAACCAGAAGCTTTAAACGTAGTCTCCAAAGCTTTCGAAAGTACGCTTGGATCGCTAAACTCTCTGGATATCTGGTCATCCATGATCTGTGAAATCTTCACTTTCTTAGGCAGCATGAGGGAAATAAACGTGTTGGATGCCCCCTTTAGTGCTGCTGTAACTGCAAGGTCACCCATCTGAACTAGAGCAGAAAGAGGTTTTGCTATGGTATACAGATAGCCAGCTTCTTTGACAGTGGCGGCTACCCTGCCTAACGGTGTTTCCCCTTGAACAAACCTAGCCTTAAGCAAATCAATAGCTTTCTGCTGATCCATAGGAGACAGGCCAGCCAGTTCTCTTTCCACAAAGGAACCTATTGAGCCTTCAAGATCAACAGTTCCATCCGGTTTCAGAGGCGGAGAAATAAGTGTACCATCTTTTCTTTTCTTTCCTACACCGAAAAATTTATTACGTTCATTATAGTTGACGGCTCCACGAACATAGTTTTCTATCGCTGCTTCTGGTTCTGCGTAGAAAGGAAGAAGGGAATTATCTACATCAACGCTTCGGCTCTTAAGGAAACTAGGACCGGGAGTGTCAATGCCAGCGGCACGTCCTCTAAGTACGGCATTGTTGATTGATTCCCTTATAGCAAGAGGTATGTCCTCTACTTTAATCTTCTTATCTTTTGCATAGGCAGCTTGAGCAGCTTTAAAAGGTCCAGCATGTCTAGGGTTTCCAGTATCCAGAGCTTTGAAAAGTCCCTCCTTATCTTTGACAACGCGAGGGAAATAATTAACAAGACCTTTTTCGTCTCCGATACCAATAACAGGTTTCAGCTCATCAAGAACTTTTCTGACTTCTTGAAAGTTTGTAAACATTGTATCACTGACGCGAGACATGAGTTCTTCTACTCTGGAAAAACCTTTAGTCTCTGCATTAGCAAGCTCCCTTGCAATTTCCTTTTTCAGAGGACTATCGCCAAGAGCTTTCATCTCCTGCTGAAAAGGTCGAATCCGAGCCATATACTCTTTAGTGCCGTTTATTGTTCCGTATTCAAATCTACGAAGTCTAGAACCCATAGCTGGCGAGATGTTATTTAACTGTGTGGAAAGAATACCAAGAACTTTATCTGCAGTAGGGCTGTAGAATCTGGAAGCTGCACTGTCTTTTGCAATTGCCTTGGACCTAGAGAACTCAGGAACAGCAGCCTCTATCAAGTCCTCAGGTTTCATCTTAGTCCTATCCAGCGAGTTTAGAAACTTCCGCTCAGAGACCCCTGCTTGAGCAGCAAGACGTGGAAGTGACTCAGCAGACAAGCTTCCCCACGGAGATGCTAGTTCATTGTTGACTGCCTCCTGCACCTTAGCCACCGTTTTACGAGCAGCCCTGTCAGCCAGCCTTTTTCCAACAACACTAGCACCGCCAGCCATCGCCCCGCCAGCAACGCCCATTACCGCCATCTTACCGGGGTCTATTTCCCCTGTTTTAGAGTAGTCTTCAAAACCGCTATAGGCTGCTCCCAAAGCAGAACCACCTACAACAGCGCCTCTAACTCCTTTGGTAAAAGGCAATAGAATAGATGGATCAGCGACATCCCCCAGTATGCTACCTAGTGTACCGCCAACGCTGCTTTCATCTGGAGTAAAGTCATACCCATATTCTTCTAAGAGAAGACGTTCCTTTGCCCTGTACAACATCTCCCGTCTTTCGGCAGGAGTGGCTTTATCAAAACCTTCGCCGTAGTTTTCATTCACATCCCCATCCAACCAGAAGTCATAACCGGTTGCTATGGTAGCTGCATCCAAAACATAACCCAACAGACCATCGCTCTTGTCATAATGATAGTTGAACTGCTCCCATGTAGAACCGGACCTGTCCTTAACAAGCCCCCTATCTTCGGTATACCTATCTCCCGGCTCAACGCCTTCCTCCTGCATCCAAGGGTTTGCGGCGATATCTTCAGCAGTGAGTACAGTACCAAGTGAAGAAGGCTCTTGATCCTCAGAAAACTTTCTGATAAGACTTCCTTCTTCGTCTATCTCATCTCCCGGCTGGACACGATACTCCTGATACTGAGTAGTGTTTCTTATGTCTTCTAGAGTAATTACATAATTAGCCATACTTGATTACCTCGACGGCGGTTTTGGCATCGGGCTGTTTATCCCACCCGTAGGAGTTCTAAAGGAACCCTGAGGCATAAGGGCAGGTCTAGGCGCTCCAATAGCAGGTGGTTTATTAAAGGTTCTTCCACCGCCTGTTGTTGCAGCCGGAGCCTTAGAAGGCCCGAGAATTACCTTAAGAAGTTCTAGTGTTGATTTACTTTTGTAAGCTTTTTGAGTTCTAAGTTTTGCCATTGTTTCGACAACAGCTCGAATGTTCTCCTCATTAGGTTTCCCAAATGTTGATCCAACGTTGTCGTTAAATTTTTTATCAAATGCTTTTGTAATCTCTGGGTTGTCTTTTATGTATTTTTCCACGGCTTTTTTTTCAGCCGCGTTGATCTCACCGTACTTAGTGTCGCCCCCACCAACCTCGGAAATTCTTTTTTCCAACAACCTAATATTCGCTTCCAGCTCTCGTTTTTTAAGAGGTGCTAGTTCTGCTTCAGCCTCAGCTTTCTTTCGTGCCAGTTCAGCCGCTGACTCAGCCCTAACATCTGCTTTCTGTTGAAGTTCTATTCCTGTTTCAGCCCTTCTCATGGTTCCCATAGATGCTGCTTGCTGAAGAAAATCTTTAGCCTCTTCTACGTATCCACGTTTAAGAAGTTCTGAGTAACCCATTCTTGCTTCTTGTTCTGAAATGTCACCATCAGCGGAAAATCCACTAAGCATTGTCATTATTTCACTATAGTCTCTGTCGCGCTTAACTGCTGCCGCGAGGCGAGGATCAAGCTTCACCGGCCCTCCAACAAGAAGGCCTGACATTCCCTTAGAAATGCCTCCTATGCTCTCACGCATTCCTTGGGTTGCTCTAGCAACAGAAGCAACCAACGGGTCCATACCTGCCCCAGCCTCTTGAATACGCTTTTGTTTCTCAAGCTCCATCTGCAGCTTAACAAGCTGGGTGTTCTGACCACCAGTTGAAAACAAACCATTAGCCATTTCCGTTTTCCTTTTTATTAACCTTAATTAAATCTATAATCATCCCTGAGATATCTAACTCCCACCACTTTTCTTTGTGGTTGCTTTTTGTTGGAGCAGAGTGGTGGTTATTGTGCCACGCATCTCCCCAGATAAAAGGGGCTAACCATGCACAATTAACTCCTTCAGCATTTTTATATATTACATACCCACAAGAGCCATGACACACGTAGTTTGTAATTCCTTGAGCAAGCATTGTAACTGCACTGGGCAGCAAGAAAATAAAATACAAAGCTTCAAGGCTAATCAAGGACAGAAACCCTATCCAAAATATAATTATAGCCAACCAATAACGATCAGTAAAACGTAGAAATGGATTACGTGCGTTGTCCATTGATCTTCGAAGTATTTGTTTTTCATCTACCTTGTAAAAAATAAAAACTGTTTTCCAAAAACCGCGAGACTGTTGATGCGGATCGTCAGGTGTGTCGCTATGTTTGTGATGAAGCCTGTGAAGTCCTGACCAACCTAATGTACTTCCTGTTCCACTCAGGAGGGCAGCTATTGAACATGCATATTTAATCAGCGAGTTTCGAAACTCAAAACTCTTATGGCTCCAATAACGATGATTAGCAATGCCTATACCGATGCAACCGTATACAAAGTACATACTAAGAGCTACTAAAGATGTTACAAATGTCCACTCGACTAGAGGTAACAGAATAATTGACAGCGTGATAGTTGCAAACATCAGAACCCTAACACGAACAATAGTGTTCCTCACGAAAAACGCCCTACTAATTTAATTGCAGGTCGAGAGGTAATGTTGAGCAACGTATCCAACACTTTCTGTTTAGTTGACAGTTTTTCACCACTTGCTTTTTTTGCATAAAGCTTTGTCAGAGCATTGCCCAGTTTTGTATGGCCTATCTTCTTTGCAATCCACGGGCCAACAATGTCGTAGCCGCGCATTAGAACCGGGTCTTCTCGGCGCATCTTGATGCCGTACTTCTTGTTCTGACGGAAACGTTCCTTAGGACTAATGCCAGCTTTAAACGCTGCGGTGCAGATGTACGTGCCACTGTCGCCACCATCGCCACCACCGGAGCCACCGGAGCCGCCGTCTGTACCATCGCTGACGTCAGTGCCGCCGTAGTCACCGCTAAAATCAGACATATCGCCAAAGTCAAAGCCACCCATGTCTTCGCTACCGGCATATCCACCGTATCCGGGGCTAAAGTCAGTAGCAGCGAAGTCACTGATATCAGGGTCGTTATAGCCGCCGACCTCGCCGGAATAGTCGATTCCGAATTCGGCTTCTTCTTCGGAAACACCCTCTGCCAAACTAGCTATTGCTGCGTCCCAAGCCGCTGTACCGGGTTCAATATCAGTAAAAGCTTCTGACACTAGACTTGGTATAGATTGTAACTCTACTTTGTTTTTATTAAGCGCAAGGTTTGCATTTAACGTTGTGAAAAATCCAACTGGATTTAAAGTAAACGATACAAGATTGCGCCCTATAGCCAGAGCATTTGAAAGTGTCGGTTCCATTGTGCCTGCCAGACCCAACTCAGCCTCAATGTCTTCGATTGATGGAGCATTTGTGTCGAAACTGCGACGACGCTGAGTGTAGGGTAGTGTTTGCTGATATGACACCGGTTGCTGAGAAACCAGATTAGAATAAGTATAAGAAGGCAAACTACTGAAGAAACCTTCAGCACCCACAGTACGGCTTCCATAGTTTGTTGGAGCGGTTGTTCCAAACAAACCTTGTTGATTGTAATAAGGCTGAAGCCAAGCAGGAACAGGTGATTCTATAGCCATTTTTAATTTCCGTACTTGTCAGAAATGTATCCACCAATACCCTGAAGGGCAGTAGAAAACATTCCGGGATACTGCGCCCGTGTCTGGGCCAAAAGTTTTTGAGACTCGGCTTGAGACTGAAGACCAGCCGCTGCTGTACTTGAAAGAGTTCCTGCAATTCCTCGGCCAACAGCCGCTTGCTGTAGAGGAACATTAAGAAGACCAACCGCTTGTGAAAGGTCTCCACGTTCTCTACCAATAAGAGTATCAATCAACGCCTGTGCTTTAGTAAAGCCAGCATCACGTCGTTCCATCTGTCCTCTTCCTATGGCCTCTTGAAGTGCTTGCTGTTCTAGCGCACCTCCTGTAGAACCAAGGCGTCCCTGAGCCAGCAAACGAGTTTCAAGGGCTGTTCTGGCCCGATCTTCTTCCTGCTGGTAGTAGGGTTGAGACTGCTGATAAAATTGCTCTCCCGCTGCAAAGGGGTCTAAAGCTGCATACTGGTAACCCTGCGCTCCAAACATTCCACTACGAGCCAAAGCCCCTGCGTATATGTTTGAAAGCTCAGGAGAAAGCCCCAGGTAACCTGCTCTTTTATCAGCATCAAACTCGGCAACACCGCCTAGAGAACCTATAGTATACGGGACACCTTCTTCTGTAGCAGCAGCAGCGGCTTGCCTTGCAGCATCTGCTTGAACCTGTGCAGCTTCCAAACCCGTTTTAGCGGCTTGCTGCTGACCAAGAAAACTAAGACCGCCGCCTACAAGGTCTCCAAGAAATTCTCCTGTTGAGCCACCTAGAAAATTACCGATACTGCCGAATAAACTCATTTTATTTTTCCTTTAAATCTAATTAGCGAGCTTTGCCTTGCTTAGTAAAGAGTGTTAGATTGATAAGACTTGAATACTTTCCGCTGACATCAAACGTCATTTTAATACGAAAACTTTTTCCTGTTCGAGCCAAAGGAACTTTGTATTCTTTAGGCCCAGAACTAGGAGCGTACTTAGCTGAACCATACAAAGCATTAGAAGCTCCGTAAATATAAAAGATAGAATCGCTAGTAAGCGTAAAGGTTTTTGAAAATCTTGAATCTTCTTCATAGTCTTTTGAAATTTCAATAGTAGCTGCAGAACCTTTACCTCCAGTAATAGTAAACAATCCTGATTTTAAAATCTTTGCAAAAACAGGGTCACCAAAGTTTAGCCAAGGACTCTGGAACAACCAATTGTAAATGTAGTTTACAGTAGCCCAGCAAGCAGAGCCATCCCAAATACCACCAGAAGCGGAGCAAGCACCAGAAGTTCCATACGTAGCAGTAGTGTCTTCCAGAACTGTATCGTAATATCCATCGTATTCTGCTACTGCATTTGAAATACCTAAATACATTTTACCAGTAAGAGTAACAACAGCACACAAAGGATTATCGTAACAAGTCCATGTAGTAATTTTAGGAAATTCTTTTTTCCCCAAAGAAAAATCAAATGTATACGCTTTGTCTTGTTCAGGCATGAAGGTTATCATTAAACCTTCTTTCTGATAATACACACTTTTAACTGTAGACAAGTCAGCCTGAGAAATTAATCTGGTTAAGTCGTTACGA